CGCTGGGGCGGGATCGATGAACATGTACCACAATGCCCACCGTGAGACTTGGAGGATCGACGCGCAGACGGCGAAGGTCGAGAATAGCGAGGCGTTCGCTGGCCTGCACGCAGCCAACGCGACACCCTTTTACATATTTGATGAGGCGTCTGGTATCCCTGACAAGATATTCGAGGTCCGAGAGGGAGGGCAGACCGACGGAGAGCCGATGACGTTTGACTTCGGCAACCCGACACGGAACACGGGGCGGTTCTACGAGAACATGCAAGGCCGCTACCGACACCGGTACACCCGCCGATACATCGACAGCCGCACCGTGTCGATAACGAACAAGGGCCTGTTCGATCAGTGGATCGAGGACTACGGCGTCTCGTCAGACTTTGTGAAGGTCAGGGTGTTGGGACAGTTCCCCGACGCTGGCGAGCTACAGTTCATACCTACGTCCGCCGTGCGGGACTGCGTCGGGCTGGAGGTTGCGGTACAGCCACACGACCCGCTGGTCATGGGCGTGGACGTGGCACGCTTCGGTGACGACCAGTCCGTCATCTACTACAGGCAGGGCCGGGACGCCGAGAGCCAAGGGATGCACACCTACCGAGGCGTGGACACCATGACCCTAGCCGCCGAGGTAGCACGGCACGCGGCGGAGAGACGACCCGACGCGATCTTCATAGACGGCGGCGGTGTGGGCGGCGGTGTGGTGGACAGGTGCAGGCAGCTAGCCCTCAACGTCATCGAGATCAACTTCGGGTCGAAGGCAACGCAGAGTATGTACGCCAACATGCGGGCGCAGTGCTGGGGCAATATGAGGACGGCGATACAGGACGGCATACGCCTGCCCGACAACGACGACCTAGTGACGGACCTGACCGGTCTGGAGTACGGCTTCAACACGCGCAACCAGATACAGCTTGAGAAGAAAGAGGACGCCAAGAAGCGCGGCATTGCGTCACCCGACTTGGCGGATGCGCTGGCTCTGACGTACGCGATGCCCGTTGCACCAACTCGTCGGGGGTACAGGGGCGACGGAGAGCAATCCCAGACCGACTATAACCCATACGACTAGACGCAACGCGTAGAAGTGTGGTATAGGCGAAGGCTATGGATGCCCTGATAGTCTTTAACGTGGAGAACTCCCACCCACTACAGCGCTTTATGCACAAAGATAGGCGGCATGTGTGGTGTGCGGTACGCGATAGACAGCGGGGGCACTGGGTGAGTTATGACTGGGGAAAAGGGTCACCGCGCATAGCGTGCCTAGCAAAGGACGACTACGACCTAGCCGGGTTTTATCTCAAGCACGGCTATGAAGTTATAGAGACGCACGTCAATCTAGTCGCGCAACGCGGGCCGTTTATGGTCAACAACTGTGTGGGCCACGTAAAGCTATTGCTGGGGATACGGTCGTGGGCACTGACGCCTCACCAGTTGTACCGGCACCTGATGAGAAAGAAGAACAGTATGGGCATTTTTGACCGTCTGATACGCTGTTTTATTATTCCCGGTTTTGGTGGCGGCGCTCCCGCACCGCCCCCGCCACCTCCACCTCCTGAGCCACCTAAGCCAGCTGCGCGTAAAACGGACGAGGCTGTGCAGCAGGCGCGTCGTGATGAGCAACGCAGGGCGCGTATAGCATCCGGTCAGGGCGGAACCGTCCAGACGCCGCTGGGTGGAGTAGGCACGGCCACGACAACCAAGACGCTACTGGGGCAATAACATGGCGCTGCTGGCGACACCGGAGAACTTGCAGTCCCTCTCTACCATTAAAGGGAAGAGAGGGCCGATCATCCGACGGTACAAGAAGCTAGAGAACGACCGCTCGTCGTGGCGTTCTCACTGGATGGAATTAAGCGACTATCTGGTGCCGCGTCGTGGGCGGTTCTTAATTGAGGACAGCTCAAACACCCGAGGGCGAAAGCGTAACTCCAAGATTATTGATAGCTCTCCGACGCAGGCGCTAAGAACGATGGCGGCGGGGATGATGTCTGGCATGACCAGCCCTGCGAGACCGTGGCACCGACGTAAGATTGCTGACGAAGCGCTTATGGAACGGGACGACGTGAAAGTATGGCTGCATGAAGTAGAGAAAATCGAGAGGGCTATCCTTAACGCCTCTAATTTCTACAACGTCATGCACACCGTCTACACCGAGTTGGGCGCGTTCGGTACTGCGCCGCTCTACAGGGAGCGTAGTTTCGACACGGTAATACGCTTCCGACCATACACCGCTGGCGAGTATGTCATTGCTGAAAACCATCTTGGCGAAGTCGATACATTAGGCCGCTACTTTACCATGACGGTCAGCCAAGTAGTAGAGAAATTCGGCGTACAGGACGACGGCACTATAGACTGGGACGGTATTAGCGCCACCACCAAGAAATTGTGGGACAGCAAGAACTACGACGAGCTTGTACCAATTATCCATATGATTGAGCCGCGCCGTAACGAAGAGCGCGATATGTCCAAACAGGATCAATTAAACATGCCCGTCAGGTCGTCGTACATGGAGTACGGAGGCGACGGCGATAAGCTGCTGTTTGAAGGCGGCCACACAAAAATGCCTGCCTACGTCCCCCGCTGGGATGTCCTACAGGGGGATGTCTATGGGCGATCCCCCGGCATGGACTCACTCGGGGATATTAAGCAGTTACAGCACCAGCAAAAGCGTAAGGCTCAGGCCATAGACAAGATGGTCAACCCGCCGATGGTTGCGTCGATCAATCTGCGCGGCAAGCCGACGTCCACGCTTCCGGGTGGAAATACATACGTTGACCCAACGCAGGGCAGCCAAGGCTTTCAACCCGCGTATCAAATACAGCCCCGCATTCAGGAGATGGCGCTGGACATTCGAGAAGTGCAGGACCGGATACAGCGGGGCTTCTACGCGGACCTGTTTGCAATGATGATCCAGTCGGACAGGAGACAGATGACGGCTACAGAGGTTGTGGAGAGGCATGAAGAAAAGCTAACCTTGCTTTCGCCTGTGCTACAGAGGTGCAACGTAGAGTTGCTAACCCCACTTCTGGACGACGTCTTTGAGTTCGCCGTGGAGGGCGGTCTCCTCCCCGATCCTCCAGAGGCGCTCGACGGAGTAGAGCTAGATGTGGACTACGTCTCCCTCTTAGCACAGGCACAACAAGCCGTAGCTGCAACGACCATCGAGAGAACAATGGCGTTTGCTGGCAATCTTGTGGCAGTCAACCCGGAAGTTATGGACAACGTGGACATGGACTTTGCCGTGCGCGAGTACGCGGATATCATGGGTGCGTCTCCAGAGCTTCTGTACGGGCAAGACCAAGTAGCGCAGAAACGTCAGGAGCGTATGCAGCAAATGCAGCAGCAGCAGGCGCTAGAGCAAGGCAGCCAGTTAGCTCAGGGTGCTAAAGTTCTCAGCGAAGCTGACACACAGAACCCCAACGCTTTAACCGACTTACTAGGAGCAGGCGCGGACGCCCCTCCGGGTGAGACCGTGTAGTGGCTATTCACGTTGTAAAGGACAGCACTGACCCCGGTCAGATACAGAAGGCAGTAGATCAGGAAGAGGACAGAAAGCATGACATTGAACATATCCTCTCTTCGGAGCGCGGTCGTAGATGGTTTTACGAAATTGCGTATAGCCGCTGCCACGTTAGTGCGTCGAGCCATGTGCCGAACTGCACTGATAGTACGGCGTTTAACGAGGGCGCTCGCTCTGTTGGTGAGAGCCTTGTCGAAGAGGCCCGCGCTAATTGTCCTAGCCTCTTTATCCAGATGTTGCAGGAAAATCATTTTGATGAGTGACAGAGCGCAAACAGCGATAGCCGACTCTCGTATTATGCACGACCTGACTTGCCCTAAATGCGGGTGCGACAAGCCGAAAGTGTGGGTACACGGCCACTATCAGTGTGCCGATTGCAAATGTGTAACTGACGGCGACTGTTGTCAGGGTGAAGTGAGCGTAGCCAGTGGAGGAGATACTGATGGCTGAGGAAGAAGAAGTAGTAGTAGAGGAAGAGGCAACGGAGGAAGCTCCAGAGCCTCAAGAACAGAATGCAGAAGCGGCGGAGGAGAGTGCCGCTTCCGACGATACCAAAACCCTGCTGTCGGACGACGGGGGTGACGGGGCGGACGGTGTGCCCGAAGAGTACGAGTTTACACCGCCCGAGGACTTCGATCTCAGCGAGGAAGCCCAAAAAAAGGTAGAGACCTTCAAAGACGCCGCTAAAGAAATGAAGCTGTCGCAAGATCAGTTTCAGTCTCTCGTGGAATATGAAGCTCAGGCTACCATGCAGGCGCAAGTCGATCAGGCAAACGCCTACATAGACCGCGTAAATTCGTGGGCTGACGACGTCAAGGCAGACAACGAGTTAGGTGGCGGAAGCCTCCAGTCTAACCTTGCCGTTATCAAGAAAGTAACGGACGAGTTTGGTGGCGATGACCTCAAGTCTTTGATTGACGCTCCGGGGCCAAACAACATCGACGGTCTGGGACTTGGAAACAACCTAGCGTTTTTACGTTTCGTGTACCGGATGGGTAAGAGCATTACGGACGCGCCCCTTATTGAAGGCGATGGTCACAAAGCCAGCAATGAAGACGCCCTGCAACGCATGTACCCGTCTATGTTCAATGAGCAACAACCAAGCTAGAGAAGGAGTAAACTTTCATGGCTACGCTTGGCACCGAGAACCCGACCCTCGCTGATTTGGCGAAGGTCACCGATCCCGACGGCAGCATTGCCGACGTGATCGAAATATTGAACCAGACCAACGAGATTCTGGAAGACATGACGTGGCTTGAGGGCAACCTCACGACGGGTCACCGTACTTCCATGCGGTCCGGTTTACCCTCACCTACCTTCCGTAAGATGTACGGATTTGTGCAGCCGACCAAAAGTCGGGCCGTACAGGTCACGGATAATTGCGGAATGATGGAAGACTACTCACAGGTGGATAAGGCCCTTGTTGATATGGCCGGAAACCCTGCGTCCTTCCGTCTTCAGGAAGACCGTCCTCACATTGAGGGCATGAACCAAACCCTAGCCACGAAGCTGTTCTATGGCGACGAGTCAACCGCCCCGGAAGAGTTTACTGGTTTGGCCCCTCGCTTTAATAGTTTGTCCGCCGAGAACGGCGACAACATTATTAATGGTGCGGGATCAGGCTCTGATAACGCCTCAATTTGGCTTATCTGCTGGTCGCCTAATACTTGCCACGGCATCATCCCCAAAGGCTCAAAAGCTGGCATTCAGCAGAGAGACCTTGGCGAAGTCACTGTGCAAGATGCGGCAGGCTCCACTTCGGGCCTAATGCAGGCGTATCGGACGCACTATCGCTGGGACGTAGGACTGTCTGTCCGCGACTGGCGTTATATCGTCCGCATTGCCAACATCGACCGTTCCAACTTGGCTGCCGACCTTTCGGGAAGCTCTGCCGACTTGAACGACCTTATGCACCAAGCCGTAACTGAAATTCCGAATACTTCGGTTGGACGTTGCGCGTGGTACATGGACAAGTCGATTTTGTC